TTTATATAAGGTGTAGGAAAGACACCATAATAAAACCAATAAAACAATTAAAACTTTAAAATTTAAAAATTATGGCACTAGATTTAAGCGCAATCAGAGGTAGACTGAACAAACTACAAAACACTTCAAACAGAACATCAAATCTGTGGAAACCCACACCGGGTAAACATCAAGTCAGAATCGTTCCTTACAAATTTTCTCCTGAAAATCCTTTCATTGAACTATTCTTCCATTACAACATCAACAACAAAACGTACTTGTCTCCAAGTTCATTTGGTAGACCAGACCCAATCGTTGAGTTTGCTGAAAAGTTGAAAAGAATGGGTGATAAAGAAGATTGGAAAGCAGCGAAGAAAATGGAGCCAAAATTAAGAACTTTTGTACCTGTACTCGTAAGAGGAGAGGAATCAGAAGGTGTTAAGTTTTGGGGATTCGGCAAAACTGTTTATCAGGAAATCTTAGGTTACATTGCTGACCCAGACTATGGTGATATTACTGACCCTAATAATGGTAGAGATATTACTATTGAGTATGTATCAGCTGAAGATGCAGGAACTTCTTATCCTGTAACTACTATCCGTGTTAAACCAAATGTAACTCCATTGGCAGAGGGTGATACTAACATCCAAAACTTTATGGAATCTCAAAGTAACATTACTGATATCTATTCAGAGTTATCTTATGATGAATTAAAATCAGTATTAGAAGGTTGGTTAAATCCAACTGCTGAAGAAGGTGAAGAGAGTGTTTCTCAACAAACTCTATCAACTCCATCAGCACCTAAAACTGAAGCTACTACGGCACCAGCTGCAGCACCTTCAAATGAGGTAACTACTGAAGAGAAAAAGAAAATGGATGATGTTGCATCAGCATTTGATGATTTATTTAACGGATAATTTACACTAAATGGCAAAAAAAGAAATGGACTTAGCGGCGGAACTAGCTTCCGAGCTAAACAAAACAAACAAAGACCAGAAGGTTGCCTTCTTCTTAGGAGAGGATGATGCACCCACAAATGTGGATGGATGGATATCAACTGGCTGTGCTATGTTAGATGTTGCCATTTCGAATCGCCCTTATGGTGGACTTCCTGTTGGTAGAATTACCGAAGTAACTGGTTTAGAACAAAGTGGAAAATCATTAGTATCTGCACACCTCCTTGCTGAAACACAAAGGCAAGGTGGTGTTGCGGTTCTAATTGATACTGAAACTGCGGTAAGTAGAGAATTCTTAGAAGCAATTGGTGTAGATGTAGCAAAACTACTTTATGTATCAGCTGATTCAGTAGAACAAATTTTCGAATTTACTGAAACAATCATTGAAAAGGTAAGAACCACACAAAAGGATAAGTTAGTAACAATCGTAGTAGATTCAGTTGCTGCAGCTTCAACTAAGAATGAGTTGGCAGCTGATTATGGTAAAGATGGATACGCTACTGATAAAGCTATTATTATCTCAAAGGCGATGAGAAAAATTACCAATTTAATTGGTAGGCAAAAAATCACCTTAGTATTCACTAATCAATTAAGACAGAAAATGAACGCTATGTTTGGTGACCCGTGGACTACTTCTGGAGGAAAAGCTCTTGCATTCCATGCATCAGTTAGACTTCGTTTGAAGAATATGGGACAAATCAAACAAAAAGTCAATGGGCAAGATAAAACCATTGGTATGAAAGTTAGATGTCAGGTTATCAAAAACCGAATGGGACCACCACTTCGAGCAGCTGATTTCGAAATATTCTTTGATAGAGGAATCGATAACTTCGGTTCTTGGTTAGGAGTAATGAAGGAAAATAAGTTGGTGAAGCAGGCTGGTGCATGGTACACTTACATTGATACGGAAACTGGAGAGGAAATTAAATTCCAATCCAAAGATTTCATTGATTTGATGGAAGAAAGAGAAGATGTTAAAGAACAAATCTACAAAAAGATTTGCGAAGCAACTATCTTACAATACAAATCAGATTCTAAAGATATCGAAGCACATGAGTTAGATACTGAGGGAGCTGAGGTGGTAGAATAAAAAGTAATAATAAGTTATGAGTAAATTAAAAGAAATGTTACAAGCATCTGCGAAAGCAGATAGAGCTAAAGCACTCCTTACTTTGGAGTTGTTGGAGAACAAAGCAGTGGGTATTGGAGACCACTCAACTGAGGATTTTTATAAAAACGCAGAAGAGGCATTATCCAAACTATGTGATGCAGAAGATAGATTACAAACTATCGATAATTATTTCGGTGAAGGTATTCACAATTATTTTTCTGATTCAACAACAACTACATAATGAAAGACCTCTATAAAAACATTCTAAACGAAGTTGAGCAGGAACGAGAAACGAATCACCTTCGTGAGAGAAATAGTAGAGTTCTGATTATTGATGGACTAAACACCTTCATCCGAAGTTGGACAACCAACCCCACAATGAATGAGGATGGTGACCATACGGGTGGGGTGATTGGCTCCCTCAAATCTATTGGATACCAAATTAGAGAATTTAATCCAACCCGATGTATCGTAACCTTTGATGGTAAAGATGGTTCTCAATCCAGAAAGAAAATCCACGAAGGATATAAAGCTGGTAGAGAAAAGAACCGATTTAGAGTAAACCGTCAATATCAAGGTATGATGGATGAGGAAGAGGAAAGATTATCTATGAAACAACAATTCATTTGGTTAAATGATATTTTAGATTATCTACCTGTTCAGACTATGATTTATGATGGAATTGAAGCAGATGATACAATAGCATATCTAACTAAACACAATGAATCGGATTTAGGTAATGAAGTTGTTATTGTTTCAACTGATAAAGATTTTCTTCAGTTAGTTTCTGATAAAGTAAAAGTATTTTCACCTACTAAAAAGAAATTATACGATAGACAGATGGTGTTTGATGAGTATGGAATTTGGCCTGAGAATCTTTTATTATATAGAACATTGGATGGTGATAAATCAGATAACATACCAGGCATCAAAGGATGTGGTATTAAAACTCTTTTAAAGAGGTTTCCTGAACTTTCTGAGGATAGATTGATAACACATGAGGAGTTCTTCCAATTGTGTGAAGATAAGCAAGGTAAAATCAAATTATATGATGATATCTTAAAAGCAAAAGACCAACTTCTTATGAATAAGAGGTTAATGGAGTTAGATGAACCCCATATCCCAACAAATCAGAAGTTAAAAATCTTAGATAGATTTAATGAAGATGATGTTGAATTTAAGAAATTAGATTTTCTTAGAGTTGGACAAAAATACAAAATTCTCCAAAATTGGAGAGATATAAATGATTGGTTACATTCAACCTTTCAAAATATTATTACAAAATAATTTTGATATATCACAAATTTTTCTTATATTTGTGAAATCAAATTAGGTTATAGGTAAATGCAAAATATAGATACTCTTTCAAAATACGGACAATCCTTTCAAACGAAGGTACTTTCTTCTTTGATTACGGATGTTCGTTTATTGGATACTCTTAGTGAGATTATACATCCAAAGTTTTTTGAAGCTGAGGCTAATAAATGGATAGCAGAGGAGATTGTTTCATATTACGATGAATTTAAGAAATCTCCAACATTAGACGTTTTTAAATCCGAAGTTTCGAAGTTAGATGATAGAGGGTTTCAGAAAAGTGTAGTAGAGCAATTAAAATTAGTTTTTACCAAAGTTGGTGATTCTGATTTGGATTATGTAAAGAAAGAGTTTTCTTCATTTTGCATCAACCAAAACCTAAAACAAGCTATTGTTAGTTCAGTTGATTTACTAAAAGCTGGTAACTATGATAGAATCAAAGATTTAGTAGATAAAGCAATGAAGGTAGGAGTGGATTCAGATATGGGACACGATTACCTTTTAGATTTTGAAGAAAGAACTAACGAAGTTGATAGAAGTACAGTTCCAACTGGTTGGGATTGTATTAATGAATTGATGGATGGTGGTTTGGGACCTGGCGAATTAGGAGTAGCAGTAGCACCTTCTGGTGTTGGTAAAACTTGGGTACTATGTGCAATCGGAGCAGCAGCTGTTAAGAGAGGATTAAATGTAGTACATTACTCTTTGGAATTATCAGAACATTATGTGGGACAGAGATACGATACTGTATTTACACAAATCCCATCAGCAGATGTGAAAGATAAGAAAGAAGAAGTAAAAGAGAAAATCAATAGATTGAGTGGAAAACTTCTTATTAAGTATTTCCCACCAAAAGGTATATCTGCTAAAAAATTAGAATCCCATATTGAGAAGATGACAGCAGCAGGAAATAAACCTGATTTGATAATTATTGATTATGCTGATTTGTTATTATCTCACACTAATAAATCCGATTCAACCTATGGTGAGCAAGGTGGTGTTTACATTGAGTTGAGAGGTATTAGTGGTGAATTGGGTATTCCTATTTGGACAGCATCCCAAACCAATCGTTCAGCAATTGATTCTGAAGTTATTGAAGCGGATAAGGTAGCAGATTCCTACGCTAAGGTAATGAACGCTGATTTCATTATGAGTATCAGTAGAAAGAGTAAGGATAAATTGAACAATACTGCAAGATTCCATATTATGAAAAACCGATTTGGACCCGATGGAATTACTTTCCCATCTAAGATGGATACCAATACTGGATTCATTGAGGTTTATGATGGCAATTCATCAGATGGAATTATTACACAAAAAGAATCTGCAAATGGAGAACAAATGGAGAAAAAGTTACTTCATAAAAAGTATGTTGAAAACTTTGGGTAACTATCAAAATTTGTACAAAATATCAAAAAACAAAAAAGTAAGAAATTTAATATTGGAACTTAATTTTTTTTCAATATATACAATAGTTATAATCACCGAGCAGCAATCGAAGGTGTTCGGTTTTTTAATTTAATTAATTTATAAATATATTATCTATGGCAACATCACAAGAATTATTCGAACAAATCAAAGAACTCTTCGTTGAGTTTGAAGAAAATCACACTGCAACTACTAAAGCAGGTAAATCAAGAGCTAGAAAGGCAATTGGTGAAATTAAAAAATTAGTAACCGATTACAGAAAAGCTTCTGTTGAAGAAAATAAATAATCGTAATGGATGTAATTGAGTATCTCCAACATTGTGTCAAAACCGATATAGCACCTTCTCCAATACATGGAATTGGTACATTCGCTTTAAGAGATATTGAAGTTGGTGAATCTCTTTTTGAAGTGTGGAAAGGTGATACTCGAATTTATACCATTGAAAGGGATAAATTTGAGGAATTACCCCACTACACTAAAAAATTAATCTTAAAAGGGTATCTTAATAAACCCGAATACCCAGTTTATTGGTTTAGATTATTTAACGATTGTTATTGGAATTTGGCTAATCCAATAATGCATACAAACACAGCCGAAAAAAATGGTAACTTCGATTCAATCACTAAAAAAGTTATCAAGCCAATCAAAGTTGGTGAAGAAATTTTAGGAACCTACAATTTAAACGATACAATATTAAAATGACATTTGATGAATTGATTGAAAACATCACCCAATGGGCTGATGACAAGGGGATACTTGTTCCTGATAATGCTCCAAAACAATCTATGAAGATTATGGAGGAGTTAGGTGAAACAATGGGAGCAATCCTAAAAGGAAAAAAGACTGATGAAGTTATCGATGGTATCGGTGATATATTAGTTACAGTTATTATTTTAGCAAAACAATTAGGTTTAGAACCTACCGAATGTTTGGAATCAGCTTGGAATGAAATCAAAGATAGGAAGGGAAAGACCGTAAATGGTACATTTATCAAAGAAGAAGAACTATGAGTATATTTGTAGATACTACAGCGGAAGATGTTCACTTCGTAACTAAACGAGGTGGAGAAAAAGAGAGTTTTAAATTAGAAAAAATTCAAAATTCTATCCTAAAGGCAATGGAATCCATTGATAGGGTAGATGAGGAAGTAGCAGAAAAGGTTGCAAGAACTGTGGAAAGAAGTTTGTTTAAATACGAACACATCACTACTGTAACAGTAGATGAAATTGGTGATGTTGTAGAAAACAAACTTATGGATGTTGGATTAAACAATGTAGCAAAAGAATACATTCTATATCGCTCAAAAAACAAACCAAACATCTTTAAGAAAAGAGTAAATCTTAAACCTTACGAATATCCACAATTAGTGGAGTATGTTGATGCTATTAGACACTCTTATTGGGTTCATACTGAGTTCAACTTCACATCAGATATCCAAGACTTTAAAGTACATCTGAGTGAAAAGGAAAGAACCGCAGTAGAAAGAGCTATGTTAGCAATATCCCAAATTGAAATCGCTGTAAAAACCTTTTGGGGAGATATCTACAAAAAAATGCCAAAACCTGAGATTGGAAATGTTGGAGCAACTTTCGCTGAATCGGAAGTTAGACATGCTGATGCATATTCAAACCTAATTCAGGTTTTAGGATTAAACAATGAGTTTGAAAACTTAATGGAAGTACCTGCGATTCGTAGAAGAATCAAATATTTAGAGAAATCTATTAGTGGAGCTCGTTCTATTGAAAATAGAGATTACTTTGAATCAGTAATACTTTTCTCTATGTTTATTGAGAATGTATCACTATTTTCACAATTCTTAGTGATGTTATCATTTAACAAACATAAGAATGTATTGAAAGGTATTAGTAACGCTGTTGAAGCAACATCAAAAGAAGAAAACATTCATGCTGAATTTGGATTTGATTTGGTTAACACAATCAAAGCTGAGAATCCTGATTGGTGGACTGATGATTTAGTTGAAGATATTATTGATGCAACTTTAGATGCATACGATGCTGAGGCTGAAATCGTAGATTGGATGTTTGAAAAAGGAGATTTAGATTTCCTAACCAAAGAACAAACCTTAGAATTTATTAAAGATAGATTCAACAGGTCATTAAAATCAATTGGTATCGATAGTGTTTTCAGTATTGATGAATCTTTATTAGAAACAACTGAGTGGTTTGATGATGAAATCCTTACCACAAAACATACCGATTTCTTTAACAAAAGAAGTATAAATTATAGTAAAAAACAAAAATCGATTACAGAAGACGATTTATTTTAAGAAGTTACAATTATGAGCGATAGAAAATTATTTGATTGGATTAACGAAGAATCCGTTACCTTTTTAAGAAGGGGGTATTTAAGTGAAGGTGAAGAACCTTTAGATAGAATTAAAACAATTGCAAACCATGCAGAAAAACTATTAGAAATCGAAGGATTTGCTGATAAGTTTATTGATTATATGGGTAGAGGGTGGTATT